ATGGCACGTTGCTCCACGTCATGTTACTGCATAGCATAGCAGGTTGCTCCACGTATGCTGCCATACAGTGAGTCTATCTGCTATATGCGAGCATAGCATAGCAGCACAAGGCATAAGGAGTTGAGTGCATAAATAAATATCCATTTAATTTAATTACATATTATATATAGATGCTACTATAAGCCAACGTATGGCATGAGGTTGGACTATCGTAGCCAAGCCAACCAAGTGGGTAGCCTCTCAGTGATCGTGGAATGCCTTATAAATCAATGGCTTACGTGCAGTAAATTTATTTAACAATTTAATTACGAAAGTTGTAGACTTAATGATTTAATACGGTATAATGATTGCAGGTCGAGAAGACGCGGCCTAGTTCTTTAACAATTTGAAACTAAAATCAACTAAACTATTAGGAATATAATCATGCCTGCAATAAGAATTGAAGATAAAGTAAAGACAGAAAAGTATATGGATATTAATACGGTTGCCGCTCAGTTCAGCGAAGTAGTTAATGACACAGGTTATTGCGCAGTTGTCGCGTTGGCCGTTGTCGCTGAGATAGAATATGAAGCGGCATATGAGTTATTAAAGACCCATGGACGTGAAGACCGTGAAGGCACTAATAAAGCTACGTTGGATGCCGCTTTAAAGGCATTGGGACTTAAGCAGGTGTTTGTTGAGCCGCGTGAATTCATTAAAGATTATCGCGGCATTCATTCTGAAGTACTTAAGAATGTTACAACGCACCACCCCAAGCGCTTTAATGAAGTATTTACAGACGGCTACAAGTATTTGTTTTATTCTAACAGCCATGTCTCAGCTATCGTTGACGGTGTAAACCACGACTATACGAAAGGGACTGCTAAACGAGTAAAGACTATTGCCGCGATAATACCGCTGACCAGTAAGATTAGCGAGTATTTAAAAGGCCGCGGCTTTATGAAGTAAGGAACTGGGACGCTGAAAAGCGTCCTTTTTTTTGCTTTAAATTTTATCAGCTCATTATGACGTGGTTTGGCGTGGAACAAACAATCAACTCAGAACAACTCCCATCAAGTCAGGACACACGAACACGAACACGAACACGAATTTTTATGCGCGAACGCCGCCACACGAACGCTCATCCCAAATCAACTCTCGTCAGACTTCGACACGCCCTTAAAAGTCGCTGGTGCAAGGCTGCCGTCCGATGAACTATGATCAATTTCTGACCGCTCATTCTTGCCATGGTTCGCCGACAAAAGGAACTTTGTCATTCCAGAGTTGAACTCGCCTGATATGCCTTTATTCTGTAAAATACGCGACTGTTTCGCTAAGGCGACACTAACTGCTGCTTTGAACATTGGGTACTTTTTTCTGTATTGAACGATAGTTGTGTCATCTATTCCTAGCCATTCCTGTAACCCTTCTTGAGTTGGAATAACATCACCCATAAGCAAAAATCCGTCGTTTCCATACTCTAAAACAGACTCAGGCATATCTTCTTCATACTTTGTTGGCCTGCCATGTTTATTAACTTCCCAGTGAACTCGAACGCCTTCTGATATGTTCATAATTTCTTCTCATCGTTGTGTAAGTCCCGTATAGTCTACGCTTAGCCGCGACAAAAGTAAAGCTCACCCGCGCTTGCCGCGTATTTATACCAACTTTTTGCGATACCTATTCGCGAAGCCTTTAAATACAGCAAAATAGCCTCACCCGCGCCTAACGCGGTAAATGCGGTTTTACTATTACTTTCAAATGCTTTAGCTCCTACAGGCCGCGTTCTATGCGGACACCTTCCTCTTTGTCTCCACTTTTCCGTGCCTTTACCCCCTACTTGTCCATTAATGTTTTTAAGATATATAACGTAGTATAGTATAAGCGGTATTAAACCCTCATAGTGTGTGGTATAATGCGGCCTAGAGAGGCTAACATATATAAGAGTATTTAGAAACGCCCTCTTAGCGCGATTAGCGCGGGCGCGGCGAACCATCACCAATATACTTTACTTTCACGTTCCCTTACGTATACTAAACTTTCCACTAAACTAAAGGAACGGAAAATGAACTTCTATCAGAAAAAACTAATTGGGATTAACCTATTCATTATTGACAACACTATTCTTTTGCAATTCCCTTTTGTCAAGAAGTCAATCATTATAAAGAAGCGGCGCTTACCGCAACTCCCTTCGCGGCGCACAATACTAGACCACATTACTGGTCGAACAGTTTACTTCTACGAGAGCGGCACAGATTGTGATGGATGTGAGAGCGGTTCGCGAGCGCAGTACTACTCTATAACCGAAGCGAACCGTTGCCACGAGGACGCATATAAGTGGGCAGATGGCCCTTTCTACAATACGCGGATAACTAAAGCGGAATACGACGCTGCAGAATCCTATTTCAAAGACCACTACGCTCAAAAAGCAGGATACTAAAATGACAATACTACACGACCTAATCGACACCCTCAATAAAGCTAAAGAAATAGAAACCAGTGAACTAGATATGCGCCAATGGAAGACCTGCGGCACTAATCATTGTATTTGCGGCTGGCATGCTTTTTTTAACGATAACATGGAAGGCGAAGATGACTTTAATAACGCGGCGGATGAAGTTTCTTATGCATTGACCGTTGAAATCGGCGTAGAGCTAAGCATTTCAATATACGCAGGGAACGCCGAAGTAAGAAAGACCCACGCAATTAGAACAGGAAAGTTCACTGAAGAAGAACTAACTCATCCGCACCTGACCACCAACTCAAGCTTCGACGATGCAATAGATTGGATTAACATAGTTAAGGATAAGGTATGACGTTCGAGACGCAACAACTCCCTGATCAGCGCGTGATGCTAATAGCTTGGAGCGGCCTAGTAGTTTTAGACGTTTTAGAATACGACGCTGATGAGATGACGAAGGCCGAAGCGGTAAAAGAACTGAAACGTCGCATCCGTGCTACGAAATAAAGTAGACTTTTACTTTTATTTATAATATACTTTAAAACGTCCCGCTGTTTCCGTGGGACTTAACTAAACTAAGGAAGTATGATGAACCCAGCACTATTAACTATGATGAAAGAAATTCCCGCCGACCAAATTGTCTCTATATTTTTGCACCTCTTACGCCTTAACTGTAAGGACGCGCATGAAGTGGTGAGCGTGGCCACAGAAGCGTTAACCTTATCCGCGGCTTACGTAGCGCCTTGCTTAAAGGTCGATGAGGATAAGTCCCCGCAGGAAATGACCGACGAGACGGTGGATACCATGACATTCGCCGCTAAAAATCTGTTGAAGAAGCGCGAGAATCTATCTGCTTATGTAGAGGTATTTAAGTTGGGTCAAGAAAACTTCGGTACTAAGCAATGATTTTGGTTCCGCACTTGCCGTATAAGAATGCGCGCGGCATTGTGGAGCCAGCTATTGACGTGGTGGCGATAAACCGCCTCGGCGATGGCGTTTGCTTCGTGGAGAATGACCCGTCAGGCGGCCAGCTTACGATTGACGCGTATAGGAAGAAGCTTGCACCGTTCGTTGAGCATGGCGGCTTTCCTAAAATTCTTTGCGTTGGTAATCCACTAAAAACAGCGCTCGTTATTCACGAGTTTTTGGTAAGTTGGCTTGAGGTAGAAGTCGGCGTATATAACCGTCATACAAAATCGTATGACTTTACGATAGTTAAGGAATTTTAATGACTATAAAAATGTTAACGACCTTGGCGCATATTCGTCAGGATGTAAAATTTGATATAGAGATCATGGAACGTGAGCTGAAGGAGAAAAAGGCGCACATGACGCGGCTCGATACTGAGGACATCCCTGAATTGATGGCGGAATTGGAGCTTAGTTCTTTTTCGCTAGAGGACGGGACGACTATTGCGGTGAAAGAGGACGTAAGAACAGCTATAACAGCCGCTAACGCGCCGAAAGCATTAAGTTGGTTAGTTGCTAACGGTTACGGCGGAATCATTAAGACGAGCGTCGGAGTGGCATTAGCAAAAGGAGATAGAGAACGAGCGTTGGAGGTGTTTGCGCAGCTGCAGGAGCAGTTCCCTACTGAAGCAGAAATGAAGGACAGCGTGCATCCTATGACGCTTAAGTCTTTTGTCGTGGAAAGGTTGCAGGAAGGGGATGACTTGCCGTTTGATCTTTTCTCTGTGTTTCCGTTTAATAAAATAACAGTTAAGGTACCAAAATAATGACTAAATCTACAGCAATTAAAACTAAAGATACATCGAACGAAATCAGCACTGAGATAGACCTTGGTAATTCGGGGAGCGGCTTCGAGGACGCTGATCAAGACAGCTATGCTATACCGTTTCTGCGGCCTCTACAGAAGATGTCGCCGCAGGTTGATGAAGCGGACGGCGCTTACATAGAAGGTGCAAAGCCAGGAATGTTCTTTAATACCGTTACGCAGGAATTGTACGACGGGAAGAACGGCATATACATATTACCGTGCGCCTTTCAGCGTAAGTTCCTGCAGTGGGCACCACGCGATGGTGACGGGGGACTGAAGGGAACGTATACGGTAGATGAAGTAGCTAGGATGGAGCAGGAAGGCGGCATTGCTTCTGACCCAGATACTGGTCGCTTATACGTACCTGCTGACGGCGTTAGCGGCTATAACGATAAGAAGTGCGATAAGATAACCGATACGCGTAATCACTTTTGCATACTTTACGACCCTGAGAACGAGATATTGGAGCAGGTTCTTATTTCCTTATCCTCTACTCAGATAAAAAAGTCGAAGGCGCTCATGTCGATGCTATCTAATGCTAAGGTAAAGCAAAACGGTAAGCTTCAAACCCCTCCCACTTGGATGAACATCATTAAGATGACATCAGTTCCTGAGTCTAATGATCAAGGCTCATGGCACGGCGTTAAGTTCGGCCGAGGGGACGTTAAGTTTATAACTGACGCTTCTATATTCGAGGTTGGTAAGGAGTTCCATGAATCGGTTAGAGCGGGCGAGACTGAGGTTGACTTCAGTAAGGTTAACGACGAGCCTAAGAAAGACGAGGGATTCTAATGGATAAGCAGGCATCACTAGACCTTTTTGCGTCTATTCATGCCGCCGCTTCGCCTCTACCTGTCTCAGAAGCTTATGAGTTGGTAGGGGCGGCCATAGGGCTGCTGGCATTAGGAATAGAAAGAACGCATGATGTTGACCGAGGCACGACGTTTAAGATGATACAGCGTCACGGCCACGATACTATTAAACAGATGGAGCAGAAAAAATGATAGCCGCTCTCTTAATCACGATTATTTTGCTTCTTGTGTTCGGAGCGCAGGGGACAGTTGCTTTTGCTCTTATCGTCGTTAGGGGAGCTATTTTCATAGCCGCGATATTGTTATTGATATTCGCGGCCTACTGGATAGTAACATGATAGACGAATTCATAAGTGAAATGTATAAGTTCGTGCCGCCTGAAGCACGCGTATTAGGTTGTCAGTTTCGTGGTGACCCTAATGCTGACATCTTCAGTAAGTGGAGGGCGCGAGTAATAAGAAATAGCGGTATGATAGACGATGGCGCAAATGTTTATCTTTGCGTATCGGCTATGAAGAAGAATGACCGCGGGGAGTTCCGTCGCAGGAAGGATAATTTCAGCGGCGGTATTCTTTTAATGATAGATGATCTGGGGACTGGCTTAGGCGCTAAGTTCCCTATGGACGTGATAGATGCTTTGCCGCCTACTTGCCTGATAGAAACCAGCCCCGACAATTACCAAGCGATGTACTTCTTCGATTCTCTCGTTACTGATATGGAGTTGTTCGATGCTCTTATTCGCTCGTTCATAGAAAAGAAGTTTCTTGGTGATGATACAGGGCAGGCAGGCATAAATAGAGTGTTCAGGCCTCCTGCTGGGGTTAACGGTAAACCTAAATACGGAGGTCACAAGGTAATTGCTACTAGATGGCAACCGCACATACGGTACAGCGTCGAAACTATCGCGGAAGCCTTCGACCTTAGTCTTACTAAACGAGTCCGTAGAATGCCAGTCGTTACTTCGGCGGACTATAAGGACAGGCTTAATCGCTTTGAGGAAGTTGCGGCTCAGCTTCGTGCGGCGGACATGATAAAGAACGAGAATCCTGATGTATCAGGCTGGTGTCCAGTTCGATGCCCTTGGACGGATAACCATAGCGACGGCGCAGACAACGGCGCGGCGGTTAGATTACCTGATTCGCAAAACGGATACCACGGCGCATTTAGATGCCATCACGGTCACTGCGCAGACAACGGATGGCGTCAGCTTACCGATTGGCTTAATGACCAGAACGAGGAACTACTTAACATGATAAACGAGAATGCAGATGAATATAGACCACATGAAGGATGAGCAGCCAGATGACGTTGTCGATACTAGGCCGCGTAAGTATGAGGATTTCTTTTGGGATGAGCAGCAAAATGCATTTTGGGACATAGTTACTAAGGAATTAAAGACCGCTATGAGCGTGAACGGCGCTATTCCTAAAGACCAGCACGTGACGCGAGAGTGGAAAAACACAGGGAAGCTAAAGCCTGTTAATCCCTCCATCACAATATTAGAGGACGGGAGCGGTCAGAAAGTAGAGAATGCCACGTGGTATCCAGGAAAGCCTGACATAGTAGAGGATTTGCAGCCTACTTCTGGCGGCTTTAAATTTAAAAAAGGCTATCTTTGCATTAACTTATATGACCCGCCTGAGCGTCCTGCTATGCCTATAGGAATAACAGAACAGCCTTGGGTAGACCACCTGCTAAAGCTATGGACGCCAGAAGAAGTATCTCATTTTATTAAATTTGCAGCGCATGCCTTGCAGTTTCCTAGTGTAAAAGTGAACCATAGCATCGTGCTGGCTGGCGTTCAGGGATTAGGGAAAGACCTTACCATGAAGCCTATCAGGGAGTCAGTCGGTAAGGGCAATGCGCAGGAGATACAGCCCGATGATATAATGGGTAAGTTTAACGGCTTCGCTAAGGCCGTTCTTCTAGTCGTTAACGAGGTTAGAGCCTCGGAGGCTACGAGTATAGAGTTCTACGAGCGATGCAAGATACTAACGGCGGAGGCTTCGGACGTTATCAGCATAGAGGAAAAGTACAGGAATCCAATTCACATTCCTAACATCGTCCGCGTAGTCATGACGACTAATAACCCTATGGCTATGTTCATACCAGAGGATGATAGGCGGATATTCATGATGTGGAGCTTCATAGAGCGTCCTTTCAGCGCGTCCTACTTCGATGCTTTGGCTAAGTATTATGATTCAGGCGGCGTCAGCGCGGTAATTAACTACCTTTGGGACTATGACCTGAGCGCATTTAATCCGAAGGCGCGGCCACCGATGACTGCTGGTAAAGCCGCGGTGCAGGCTAAGACTGAAACAGTTAATGAGGACGAGTTCGATGAGCTGTTGATGACGTATATAGATCAGGTTTATGGAGGCGAATCGCCTGATGTAATATTCCCTATGGACTTAATCTCATTCATAGATTACTGGGCATTCGATGATAAAGATGCCATGCGTAAGAAAGTAAAGAGCAAGGCACTAGCGCACAGGTTAAATCGTTATGGGTACTTACCGCTATCGCCGCCTGAGACTAAAGAGTGGGCGCATCCCACCTTTAGAAGTCGAAAGGCATATGTAAAGCAGGGACTAGGCGAGGGCGCTGGAGTTAATGCCGCTAAGTCAGCCCTTAAACTAAGACCACTAACATTTTTAGAAGAAAGGAAACACTAATGGAAAACTACCCTGATGACATAAGAAGCTACGACAACGACCACCGCTCACCATTTTATAGTGAGCCTAACGCTTGCGAGTATTGCGAAACTGAGCTAGAGGCCGAAACCGACTGCGATGACAATGGTAACATGTTCAGTAACGAGAGCTGTCCTAATTTATCCTGCGAGAAGTTCGAGGTGAATGTATGAGCTACTTAATACATAACCTGCCGCCAATACCTGTAAAGGTCAGGAAAGAGTTTTTATATGATCACCAAAGCGGTCACGGAGAATACGTAGACGGTATATGGGCATCGGTTAAAAGCATTACAGGGAAAGCCCTGTACTTTGAAACACTGCTGCCAGAATATGGCGCGTTGTATGATAAGTTGCCTATCAGCGCGTTCCTGTGGCACACCGAAACGCCGTCAGTAAAGCTGTTATCACTAGACACGTTGCAGCTTTGGGATTGCTTCGACTATCATATATCAATCCTGCAAAAGCCTTTACTTAACCGCGCCAAGATGTTCGGAAAAGATAAGAAGTTCCATCATGGGGATTACATGTTCACGATAGATACCTGTCATGGCGGCGATTCCATCCTAGACACAGGTTTTAGTGAGACTGACCCTGAACATAAGTCCTTTAACATATTAAGGCTAGACAACGGGCAGTTCGCCGCGCAACCGAATAACAGATGCGTTTGGATGGATGCTAGTTTAATACCGAGCGAAACTAAAACGCCTGACTTTAAAGTTTGCACGCAAAACTATGCGGTCGAGGGCACAGATAAGTGGAATGTCGCAAGCAGTGACGAGTGGCAGTACAAAAGCGACGAGGGGAAGTAGTTGTGTATAACGAGTATATAACTAAAACTTACAAAAACAAGTGGTCAATGGAGGATCAGAGGCTACTGATAAAGCTTCACAAAACGACCGAAAACATGAAGGATATATACGAAGCTTTTCCTAAAAGAACAAAAGGAGCAATACACGAAAAGATGACGAGAATAGGATTATCTTTAAGGGGAAGGCAGGCAGTGCGTGCAGTTAAATAATCGTGAAAAACACTTTACTTATAGAATGAAACCATTATAATGTAACTTCGCAATAGCGAAATTTACTAATTTAACTTTTATACAAGGATTTAAAATGGACATTAAGAAAACAACCAACGTCGAGCTTTTGGCTTTTTACAATAAGCACTGCGGGGAGCTAAACCTAGCGAGAATAGAGAAATTTGAAAGCCGTAAAGACGCTGTTCAAAAAGTAACTGATATGGTTGACTTGCTTGGTGACGAGAAATCAGCACCGAAGAAGAAAACCAAAGAGCCGAAAGCGCCAGTAACTAATGAACAGCTTCGTGCTAATATCTCTGCTGGCGTAGTAGAAACTTGGAAAGACCCTGTTGTCGCGGCTAAGCGTAAAGAGCGCCACGCTGTTATGATTAACGGCACTGATATGTTTCAGTCGGTATTAGCCGCGTACATCGGATTAAACCTTAATCCTAAAGACCACATTAAGTTTCGCAAAGGATTGAAGCTAGAGCCGATTGGCACCTCAGTTAAGCACTTAGGAGCGCAGTGGACTTTAATTCCATTCGCTGATTATCAGGAAGCCGCGTCCGCTCAAAAAGCAGCCGATAGAGAGAAGGCCGATGCCGAAGTTGCCGTGTAAGATTGGCCGCCCTAAGCTTTATGAAGATACGACGTTGTTGTATCTTCAAAGCCGTAAGGCGGATACAAAGTTACAGCCCGACAGTGAAAGGACGGCTATAATTTGGCGCATCATAAACGCAGGAGGTCAGATGACTATTGGCGACCTTTGTAGCGAGTTCGGATATGATGTTACTAATAACATTAAGCACTTAGTTCGTTCTAAGTGGCTGGAGATAGCGGAATGATTATTGTGGGCGCAGGATTAGCAGGACTTATCGCCGCCCACAGATTTCCTGCAGCTCAGGTGTTGGAGGCAGGGGAGCGTAAAGAAGGTCATAAAGCCTTGTTGCGCTTCCGTTCTGACGCTATTAGTCGCTTAACAGGCGTACCATTTAATAAAGTAAATGTGCACAAAGGAATATTTGTTGATGGCAAGTTTGTGCGGCCTACTATATCATTAGCTAATGCCTATTGCCGAAAGGTTCTAGGAAGCGTTAATGGCGACCGTAGCATATGGAATGTAGATACCACTGTACGCTATATAGCGCCGTCTAATTTTTTCGATATACTATCCGATAAAGTTAGCGATAGAGTTGCTTACAATTCGCCTTACGAATTTTCTAAAGGGGATTCGCCTGTTATCTCGACTGCGCCGCTACCAGTAGCGCTAAACATCACTAAAAAGAAGCATGACTTGGCATTCGAAAGTAAGCCAATTACGACAGTAAGGATTAAACTAGAAGGCGTAAAGAATGTGTATCAAACGATATACTTTCCAACCGCAGAGCACGACGTGTACAGAGCGAGTATCACCGATGATACGATGATATTGGAAAGCATAAGCGATAAAACAGTTCAATTAAGTTTAATTGCTCTTGCGTTCGGATTGAGTCAGTATCAGTTCGATACTCCTATAATACATCACCAGCGATTAGGTAAGATTGCGGCGGTGAACGATGATAAACGTAAGGCGCTGTTGCATGACTTAACAGACAGCCATAACATTTTCTCACTAGGTCGGTTTGCGACTTGGAGAAACATACTGCTCGATGACCTTATCCAAGATATGGATTTAATCGAGAAGCTAATTAAAACAGAAACATACCGCAGAAAACTGCTAAGGTAAGACCCCATGATAGTTCATTTAGTTGAATACACAGGCCGCCACGCTGACGAACCAGCACGCGCTGCGGCCGAGCTGTTGGTGACGACGAAGGCGACACGGCTCACAATAAACGAATCATTCGAGAAAGTAAATGCGATGGATGGTGAAGAGCTTTATGAAGAACTTCAGTATATGGCCAGCACCATCCCTAGTTCTTGGGAATTTCTCGATGTTACATTTCTGGTCGAAGGCGTAAGCCGCGCTTGCGCTCAGCAGATAACGCGGACGCGCACAGGCAGTTACGCTATGCAGTCACAGCGCGTTACCGATGCTAGTCAGATGGACGTAATTAATCCTTATTCGGAGGATGACCCTTTATTTAATTATTTTAATGATAGCGTAGAATGCGCTCAGGACTCTTACAGAACCTTAATCACATCAGGCGCTACTGCTCAGGACGCTCGCGGCTTGCTGCCTATGAATACTTCGTGTAACATTTGGTGTAAGTATAACTTTCGTTCATTCGTGGACTTAGTTAAGGCGCGGAGTAGTCACCGAACGCAGGACGAGTATTATAACATTGTTATGGAAATGAAGAAGCGCGTTATTGCTGTGTGGCCGTTCGCCGCGTTGTTCTTTACGTCTAGTAATGATAAGGCGTTAGCCCTATTGGACGAGATTATAAAGGACGCGGGCTTGGATACTGGGAAAGGCACTGGCTGGAAAGCCGCTAAAGTACAGGACTTACTACGATGAATAATGAATTATTAGTCTGCGACTTAGATGGCACTTTGTTCGATGATGAGTGGCGCAGGCACCTGTTGCCTGAATCTCAAGAATTACAACCTAAAGACAGCGATTATGATGATTATAATCAGCGTCACGTGGATGATATGCCGATTAAAGGGGTGGTTAAATTCGTAAATGAATTTGCTGGGGACGTTCTATTCTTAACTGCGCGGCCAGCAAAGTACAGGACAGCTACAAGGCATATGCTGACTACGCATACAAGTAGATACGGAATGGGCAAAGGGCTTTTATTTATGCGACCTAATGGCGACATGAGAGACTCGCCGACCCTGAAACTAGCTCTTTTGTCTGAGCATCTTAAGACCAGTAAGTACTATGAACACATAGTAGTTCTGGATGATAGAGAAGACGTGAGAAAGAGATTGTGCACTTTTATAGAAAATTCAGCAGGAATAGACCCGCAAATTTACATGAAGGAGCAGGCGACAGAGCTGCGGCCTTGCGTTAGTCCTTCGACGATACTAGAGAGAATGGCCGATACATACGCTGAGCGTAATATAACATACGGCGATAACTGGAAGAAAGTAGGGGATGTTATGAACCTTCTTTTCCCTTCTGGAGTAGTATTAAAAACGCCTGAAGACTTTAATAAATGGCACCTGTTCGAGCTGATGATTGTTAAACTAACGCGGTTCGTTAACAGCGAATTAAGCCATCAGGACTCGATTCACGATATTGCCGTATACGCGGCTATGGTAGAAAGCATTTTGGAGAATGAATCATGCAGCAAAAAGTAGCGGTGGTGACAGGCGCGGCAAGCGGTCTAGGAAAGTTAATATCTCAAAAGTTAACGGCGGAAGGCTTTAATGTCGTGCCGATTGATACTCAGTTCGGGCACGACATTACTCAGCCGACTATTTTGAACATGCCTGTTTTAGGTAGGGTTGATGTATTAGTTAACTGCGCGGGAATTAATAAAATTAACTGGATGGCGGACGTAACTCACAGAGAGTTTATGCGCGTGATAGAAGTTAATGCTTATGGTATGTTCGCTATGACTCAGCACTATCGCACTGCGCTAGAAGCTACTAAGGGTTCGGTTTGTAATATAGTATCGAACGCCGCTCATATGCCTATGCGTTGCAGTGCCGCGTATAATGCGAGTAAGGGCGCGGCCTTAATACTTACTAAACAAATGGCGCGGGAGCTAATAGAGGACGGTATAACAATATTTTCCGTTAGTCCCAATAAGCTAGGCGGTACTGGCATGAGCGAGGATATTGACGCGCAGGTATGTAAGACTCGCGGATGGACTCCTGAAGAAGCGCATAAGTATCAGGTCGCTGGATTACTGACTAAGAAAGAAACGAGCGCCGCGGCTTGCGCAGAGTTTATTGTATTTTTACTATCTGAAAAATATCGCCACGAAGCATTAGCTGGTTGCGATTTACCATACGGAGCATAAAATGAAATTTATAGTAGAGCAGTTAGCATTTTCGCCTAAGAGTGAAGCGGGAAAAAGATTCTTGAAAGAGCTGTTTAATTTCGGCGCGTGGGTAGAGGATGCTGTCATTGCGGAAGGCGAGGTATTCGGGGAAAAAGGAATTAATGAGGCTAATTTATCGTTCGGTTATCAGGATACGCCTGATAAGTTAGAGGTAGAAAACTTGCGCTATACCAAAGGTAACAACTGGATTAAAAATAAGAAGGCTTGCGTGTCTCATGTAGGCATGCATGTTACCGCGGCCGAATTGTCGAAATGGCGTTCATTTATGGAGGATAGATATGTTAGTATTGCTCAGGAGGTAACGACTAAAAGCCACACTAATGAATTTTTAGTTAATAACGGCCGCACATATAACTATACGATATTTAGTACACGCGAGTTAATCGGCACTGATATTAAATTCATCGTAAGGATAGACGCATGAATGTCATGGTGTTCGATACAGAAACCACGGGCTTGCCTAAGCATCCGTCAGTAGACATTAGTAAACAGCCGAAGATCATTGAGTTTGGCGCTGTTATTCTGGATGAGAACGGTGAGATTGTTAAGTCATATAACCAGCTTATTAATCCGCAGGAGCAAATCGAGTCCATCATCACTAAGATAACGGGAATCACTAATGACGACTTAATCGGAAAGCCTGTTTTTAAGGACGTGTGGCCTGAGATAATGGCATTGTTTAATGAGTCGGATTTAATGGTAGCTCATAACTTGGCTTTTGACCGAGGATTGGTTGGATTCGAGTTGCGCCGCATGGGGATAGATTTTAAGTTTCCGACTGGCGTTTGTACCGTCGAAGAAAATCGAGCGCGGTACGGATACAGGCCTAAGATGGTTCAACTTTATGCTGACGTGTGCGGCCACGCATTAGCGCAGACTCACCGTGCTATAGATGACTGCACCGCTCTCGCTGAGATATGGACTACAGGAGGATTTCATGCTACCTTTATTGAGAATCAGAACCGAATGTAGTTTCAGGCGTGCATATGGAAAGATAGACTATGTTGCCGAGGTCATAGAAGAAATGGGCGTGCCATCCGCGGCTATTGTTGATGATAAAGGAACGTGGGGACATGCTCGTTGGTTTAAGGCTCTAAACGGCCTCGTAAAGCCCGCGTTTGGGTTTACCGCTACTATCGCCTTAGAGGACGGACGTAAGCCCGTAGCTTGGGCGTTAGCCATGAGAAATAACACCCGCGCATTCTATAAGGCGAGTTCTAGCAATCCCACTAGCGATATTGATTGGGAGGGGCTTTCTGGAAAGGTAATTCGTTTTGCTGGCAGTGCTTTGGGCGGCAATCCTTTAGCGTATGACTACATGGATATTGACCCCAGCAGCGTGACCGAAGGGAGGCGTAGGATTCTTCAGGCAAAGCGCGACGGTAAGCCCTGCGTGCTAGTGCCTTATAACGACTATCCGACTCCAGAAGATAAGGAGTTCTTTCTTGCTTGGGATGATAGTGACTCAGTAAGGCCGCGGCACATAGACGTAAGCAGGGAGGCGTTCGACTTTTTAACTGATGCGGAGTATGAGGAATACTCAGTAACCACTAAGATAGTTGGCGCTCTTTCTGCGCAGGACTCCTTACCTTCTGCTCCAATCATAAAAGTAGAGGGTGACATCAATGCTATGTGCGATGCGGGGAAAAAATACAGGCTAGAGAGTAAGCATATCGACGAGTGGACGCAGGAGTATGAAGACCGCCTTCAGCGTGAATTGGCTATGATAGAGAAAAAGGATTATAGCTCCTACTTCATCATGGTTGCCGAGCTAGTTATATGGTCTAAAAAGCATATGTTAGTTGGGCCAGCTCGTGGTTCATCAGCAGGTTCGCTCGTTTGTTACTTAATGGAGATAACAGAGGTAGACCCGCTGCCATACGGACTGCTATTCGAGAGATTCATCGACATAAACCGTGACGACCTTCCTGACATAGACATAGATTTTAATGATAAGAAGCGCTTCATGGTGTTCGATTATCTTGCTGAGAAATACGGACAGGCCAACGTCGCTAAAATAGGCTCGTTCTTAACGCTTAAACCGCGGTCTGTTATGGCGCACGCATCTAAAAAGCTAGGAATAAACCGCGGCGCGACCTTCCCCGTTTTAAATGTTCTAATCGAATACAGCTCTGGTGATGCTAGATATGGTAAAGGATTAGAAGACACGCTTCAAAATACAGTCGCAGGGCAGACGTTTATCCACGACCATCCTGAATTTAGGGTAGCTAACGAACTAGAGAATCATGCATCTCACACAGGAGTGCACGCCGCGGGGATAATAGTTTGTAATGACGCTATCACCGAGTACTGCACAGTCATAGACGGCGTTGCTCAGATAGATAAGAAGGACGCAGAAGCGCTTAACCTATTAAAAATTGACGCTTTGGGATTAAGGACGCTAGGAGTCATCGAGGACAGTGGAGTTATAAGTCAGCGCGAGTTGTTTAGCATGAAGTTTAACGACCAAGAGGTGCTAGATATAATTAATCAGCATAAGTTCTCTGGGGTGTTTCAGTTCGAAGGCGCGGCTCAGCGTTCAGTATCCGTTGGCATTCACATAACGGAGTTTCAGCAGATAGACCACATCACAGCTCTAGCCAGACCTGGCCCATTAGGTGGTGGTGCCGCAGCGCATTATGTCTCCAGAGCCGCAGGAAAGGAAAAGGTGGAGTATCGTCATCCGTCCATGGCGGCTTACTTAGATGAAACTATGGGGGTCGTATTATACCAAGAGCAGGTCATGCGCATAGTCCGTGAGATTGGCGACTTTTCTTGGGAGGATACGTCCACGATTCGTAAGGCTATGAGCGGAAGAAAAGGGCAGGAGTTCTTTGATAGATATGGTGAGCAGTTCGCTATCGGCGCTAAGAAGATGAACATTGAAGAGCACGACGCGACTGCGATATGGAATGAGATATGCGGCTTCGGCGCTTGGGGAATGAATAAGTCACACACCCATAGTTATGCCGTTATCAGCTATTGGTGCGCTTGGCTTAAGAGATACCACCCGTTAGAGTATGCAGCGGCTACGCTTAGGAACGCAAAAGACGAGGAGCAGACAGTAGAGATACTGCGAGAGCTTCGTGATGAAGGCGTTATGTATATTCCGTTCGATGCCGCGTTGTCGGATATAACGTGGGCGGCTAAAGGCGGACGATTAATAGGCGGCTTCGATAATTTGTTTGGAATAGGGCGCATTAAGGCCGCTAAGCTTTTATCGGAGAGAGAAGCGGGGACGTTAACCGTCGAGAAAATCGAGGCGCTAACGAGTAAGCATAAGCCACGCATAGGAAACCTTGCGCCTATATACACTATGTACTCGCACATATATGATAACCCAGCGAAGTATAATGTGATGGGGCAGATTAAGCGCTTCAGCGAATTGGAGGCTAATGAGTCAGCGGTTGTGGTTTGTCAGCTAATAAGAAAGGAACGCCGCGATGAAAATGAAGGCGTAAGAGTAGCGCGGCGCGGCGGAAAAAGATTCGAAGGGCAGTCCTTATTTTTGGACTTGTTTATGGTCGATGATAGTGTTGCTAAGCCTGTGCGCGTTCGAATAAGTAAGCGTGACTGGATTTCGATGGGAGTAGACCTAGCTGAGACAGCGCGTAATAAAGAGGACTACTATCTTGTGCGGGGAAAATGGCTAAAGGACTTCAGCATGATGAACGTGCAGAAGATTAAGTGTATAACTAAGGAAGTTATTTATGAGACTTAAAGAGCAAAGGGTATGGGACTCGATGAAGCGTAACATTGATAAGAGGTTGTGGTGCCGCCGTATTGAAAATGAAGTAGGTGCTGGAGAGGCAGACGTTTGGGTAGGCATGAAAGGAGACCAAACTTGGGTGGAGCTAAAATCTATCATCCTGCCTAAGAAGGCTACGACTAAATTAATGGGTGATGAAGGCTTAAGAATATCGCAGATTAACTGGCACCTTAAAATGGCCTCACTCGGCCTAAGAACGTATGTATTGATACGCGACAACGCCTTGCGGCTTTATTTAATAGAAGGTAAGTATGCCGACGTAATGAATGATTTTAACATGACCGAAATGCAGTTACATAACGAGGCCGATAACTGGGAGGACATAAGCCAATGCTTACTAAAGGAATGAGTCATCAGCTCGTCGGCCTAGAGCGCATGGCTGGCTGCCCTATGTATTACGCATTGGCTTGTGAGCAGGGAACGGGCAAGACGTGGATGCTACTAGCCGATGCTGAAAGGCAATTTAAAGATGAGCTAATAGATACCGTTTTAGTCATTGCGCCGAAGGGCGTTCACAGTAACTGGCCGCGTCGAGAAATACCTAAACACTTAGAAGTTGCTTATATAGCGAATTGGTGGGTGCCAGAGCAAACGATTAAGTCTAAGAAAGTGCAAGCCCTAATGCTGGAGCGCTCGGATAGCTTACGAATATTCGCCATGAATATAGATAGCCTTAATACAGAGCGCGGCTATTCCTACGCGGCAAAGTTTCTTAAGGCGGGGCGTTGCATGATGATAGTAGACGAATCCACTCGAATTAAGTCGCCCAGCGCTGGCCGCAGTAAAAAGACAGTAAAATTAGGCACATTAGCGAGAAGCCGCAGAATAGCTTCTGGTACTATCATGCCTAATGGCCCACAAGATATATTTAATCAGGCTAAGTTTCTATCCCCTAACTTGCCGCTCTTGGGCACGTCTAGTTTCAGGGCGTTTGTTTCAGAATACACAGAATTGCTTCCTGAAAATTCGCCTTTGTATAAAGCTATTCTCGAAAAAACGCGAGGCTTCGAGAGACCACAGATAACGGCTAAAGATAGTAAGGGGCGGCCTAAGTATAAGAACTTAGATAAACTCGCTAAGCTTATGTCCAGTTGGACTTATAGAGTAAAAAAGGCCGATTGTTTAGACCTTCCCGATAAAATTTATAAAATAGTAGGATTCGACCTTCCGCCTGCGCAAAGAAAGACCTACGATTTCATGAGAGACAATCTAAGAATAGAGCTGGAAGGAAACCTGCACATATTCGATAAGCTAGTCGTGAAGTCTAAACTTCGTCAGGCTGTATCTTGCTTCATAATGGTAGACGGAGAGCCGACGGTCTTGGCCGATAAGAACCCCCGTATGGACTTGTTAAAAGAGCTAATTGAGGACACCGACGGAAAGATAATTATTTGGGCATCTTTCCGTGCAGAAATAGCCGCGATTGCTGATCATCTACTACGCAGCAATATATCTTTCGTTCAATACCACGGCGGGGTAAACTCTAAGGATAGAGAAAACGCAGTGGATAGTTTTCAAGAAGGCGAGGCTCGAATATTCGTAGGTAATCCTCAAGCGGGCGGTATAGGATTAACGCTAACGGCGGCGAATACGGTTATTTATTATTCCAATGATTACAACCTAGAAACTAGACTACAATCAGAGGACAGAGCGCACCGAATTGGAACCACTAACAATGTTCTTTATATCGACATCGTGGCTAACGACACTATTGATGAAGTAGTAGCCGCGGCCTTACAAAGTAAAGCCGATGTTCAAGAATCGGTAATGGAGAGACTAACATGAAGAAAGCAAAAGGTTACAGCAGAACAACCAGCATAAAGATTATAAAAGGATGGGATAAGACGGTTCGTGGCGATGACGGTTACATGCTTACGCCGCCTTGGAGACTAGACATGAGAACGACAACACTAAGGTTATCTTCTCTTAACCGCCCTAATACCTAAGCCCGCAAAGATAGTCGCGGCTAGTAGCTCTTGATAATTAGGCACTAATTCTTTAATTGCTTTGTTGGCTTGGATTGATGCCTCTATTAAATCAGGCCTATTAAGTAAAATGCCGAAGAAAACAGCCAAGAATAGCATAACAAGCGGCATGGTCATGATGATAGTGATGTATTCATCTTTCCATGTTTGTCCTTCATTGCGCTTAGATATTACATCTATTTCTTGTTCATTAAACACGACCTGCGCTTCATTTCCATTTTTCTGTAGCGCTAGTTTCCCATCTATCGAGCGTTCAAGTTGCTTGCCCTCTTCTCGTTTATTAAAAACGCCACCGACCACTTCGGCCACGGCAGTTATAGGATTCCAGTTCATATCAATAACTCCACGTTGGTACGCTCTTGTCGCTGGTTGGTGTCCATGCAAGGTGTACGAATTTTAGCCTTTCGGAGCCAGCTACACGCGTTGCACCATGACGCCCTGCGAGTGTCATAAGTTTGTTTCGGTCTAACTCGTTATCATAAAACACATCGACCGCATATTGCCTTTGGTGGTCGCCAGCTCTGGCTTTTGTAACCTCGTTCGGATGGTTTTCGCAGCGCCCGCCCGACGTAATTATCATAGCTTTGCCATAGTCATTACGTACTGCTTGTAGCATATCGAGCGTAAATTGATTAACGCTGCGCTTGTCACACTTAGCATGACCACATGTGCATAATAACTTAGGGTCGGTCTTTGGGTGAAAATTTTTAGTGAAAATCATTAGTCACTCCGTATGAAAAACGCTGCCACTGCAACAATACCACCCACAATTAACCAGAACGCTTTGTCTGCAAAAGCCGCGATACCTGAGTTTTTACGCGCAAGTATTGCAATGTCGGCTAAGTCCTTTTTTGTAACAGCTACGTTCTTTTCTACCGCATCTAGCCTACTATTGGTTGCGTTTATCCTCTCTTCAGCGCGGGCAATGTCAGTAATCGCCTTGGCTAAGTCGTCTAGCTTTTTCTCAATCCGAACTAAATGCAGGTCGTCCATGATTTACGCCCTTTCTTCGTCAGTTATCGGTGCATCAAGTATCTCACTAGCTCGGCCTTCACCAAGTAAAGTTAACTGCTCAAGAAACTCTATGCCCTGCCTGACCTGTGGCTGTTGTAGGTTGATTGCGGTTTGCGTTTCTAGTAGCTTCATAAAGTCTAGCGCAACAAAGCCTTGTTCTGTTTGCTCGGTTGCTAACATCCTTATAGCGATGCGTTCAGCTTGGGTGAGTCGTAGTAAGAAGAAGCCTAGTGTGATTAAGTCGGGCTTTACTATTACTGGTTTTTCAATTTTAAATACACGCTGTGTCATTATAAATACCTCACGTAATCTACGTCATTGCCTGTGTCTATGCCG